AGTTCCATCGGTTCGCCGTCGCTGTGGGTCTTGCGTGAGTAGCTAGCCTGATTGCTTACTACCGCCCCGCGTTCAATCTCGGCTTGATTGTCGCGCCAAAACCGGAATGCTTCCCTAGCGTCCGGGTCGTCGGCTTTTCGCCCTTTGCGAAGATCGATGTACTGCTCGATCAGGTCCATTCGATCCGGCTTGGTGACAAGCTTGCGGTATCGCTTGCCCCTCCAACTTGGTTTCTGCCGCGGTTCTGTGTACTTGAAGGCAATACATTTCCTGTTTTGAATCGTGCAAAGCATCACCCGAGGGATCCGCTCTGAGGACTGCCCTAGCCCGCCGATATCCTGCTCGATGATTTCCTCGTTCTTGGCTATCATCGTTTCGCTGGCCGCTGCCTCCCGGTCTTCGATGTCGTCGAGAATTGCTAACGTCGGCCGCGCCGAACGGAATTTGGTCCCGCGAATCGCCCCGTCGATTCCAAGGGAGTAGAACACTTGCCCCCTGCTACACGGCTCGATGTCTTTGGGCCAATCGGGGATCTGGCTACGGCTGATCGTAGGGAAGACGAAAAATTCTGGCCCAATGACGATGTTGGTAGATTGCCCGCCGCATGTCTGCATCCGGCCCCGGCTCGACCAACCGCCGACGGCCTGAAACGGTATCCCGATTTCTGGATAGTCCTGGATAAACAAATCGTTTTGCTGTAGCTGCTCAACTAGGTCACGGACTTCCTTTTTCGCTTTATCCGCGTTTTTGCCGATTACGACGGGAAACGTCGATAGGCCCCGGACCATTAAGAACAACGCCACTCGAATAGCTAACGTCGTTTTACCTTCGCCCCGCGGTCCTGCTATGCCTTGATCGCCGCCGTACTTGGCCGCGTCGATAATCGATTCGATCATCGCTAGACGGTCGCTAGTCCAAGCCTCAAAGAACTGGGAGCCGAAGTAGGTTGAGAGCCAAAGAGAGCAATCAGATTCAGCCTCAAGACGCCTAGAAGGGTCTAACGGGGGCAGGATGAAAATATCCCGTTGGCTAGCCCGTCTCTTTGCCATCAGGTCGCGTTGATATGCTCGACGGTCGCCCTTAATTGGATCGGCCTGCGATGCCGTTTTCGGATGCAAGCTTAGCAAGTTCTGCAATTGGGACAGACTGAGCGAGTTCAAGAAGTCGGAGTCGTTGCTCATTTTCTTTTACCTCCCGCTTCGCGTCTAGCTCTTCTCGCTTGCAATCTATGGCATCCGCTGCGAGAAGCACCTTGGCCGCATCGATCGCCAAATCTGGATCGGTCAAGCATTGCATTAAGGCTTCTTTGATCGCCTCTTTGTCGACGTTCCATTTTTCCTTTAAGGCTCGATTGACCAAGCGTAAATCCTTCGATGTCCTGACCTCCAAGCAAACCGCCCCCTACCCCGCGAAACCGCTTGCTAACGTGCTAACTTTCTCTTGAAATCCTGGGCTAATGATCTGCGTGTAAAGTTGGTCATTGGCTGGAAGTACCTTCGACCTAGGGGGGCCTATCACGTTTGCTTCTCCTGCCACTCTACGTTTTTCCCGCTCTTGACCCGCGTAACTTTAACGCCTGAGCCGCTGACGATCTCGACCGACCACTCGTACCATCCCGGCCTAAGCAATCCAGTTTCAACCTCTTTGGTCAGGTCGAAGTCAAGATAAACATTGCCGCTTCCAGCATCGCTAACCGTCCCGGTTTTGATGAAGGAATTAACCCCTTCGTCGTCCTCATACCGCATCCCGAATCGAGCCGTCGAAGTTGCGATAACGTAGCCGCTAGGCAACTCTACTGTCCACCTAAACCGCCTTCCGTTGGCTGCTAGGTAATCATCGCCAATAATCAGCGGACTTGTCAATTGGCCCGATGCTGTCACTGGGCTGGTAACGTAGACCGTCCCGCCGCTGGTAATCAAGTCTGCTTGGCTCTTGACGCTGTTAAGGATATTCCCCGCCTGCGTCCCGCTGTACCCTGTAGCAAGATCGGTCGACCACGGATTACCCGCTGCCCCTGAGTCGATAAGAGCCTTGCCGGTTGTGCCTGCCGTTGTGTGTCCGCTGGTCGCCTCATCCCATACGCCATCGGCGATAGCTGCCACTGAATGAACGTGCGTTGTTGGAATAACAATAAACTCATCGCCAACGGTCGGAGCGACGGTAAAAGCCTCCTCGACCGTGAACACCCCATTGGTATTGACGTATCCAAGAATCGGACTGTTTTGCTCATCGATTGCCGCCGAGTTTACGAATACCAAAACAGCGTGCTTGAAAGCCCCTGTCGGGTAGTTGATGCTACTCGAAAAGGTTGTCGCTGTTGGCGTCACCGCCGAGGTCACTGTACCCTCAACGACGGTATTGGCTTTGCGGAGGATGTCCATCAACTTACCGAAGCTACCCGCTGTCGTGTGCTGATTGTACGGAGCGTCCCAAACAGCGTCTGCAACTTCATCGCCTGCACTATTCGCCGTAAAGGCATTAGCCCCTAGCTCATCGACTTTTGTTACCAGCGCTACCGATCCGTTTTGAGTCCCGAGGCCAGTACTCGGCGTCAGATTGACGTTAAACCCGAATGCCGTTAGCGTCCTAGTTGCTGCGCTCCATACCGCCGTCGCAACGTCACTGACTAGCGTACCGAATCCAGTTAGCGTTCGAGTTCCTGCCGACCAAACCGATGTAGCAACGCTTGAAAGCGACGCCGACGACAAACCGTAATCTGTCTTGTCTCCAACGACCTCAGCATTTGCCGCGATCCTGCCGCCAACCAACGCCGCTGGAATCCTCGATTGAATATCCTGAGTATCGGTCTCAATGTCGGCAAGCTTCGACAGCCCAAACGCCGCCGCATCCTGATAGTCAACCGCATCGAGTTCGATTTCGATCAACACGGGAAGCATATTGGCAACACCCCGAACGCAAAGCTCAACCCACTCGACGCCCGCTGCCGAAGCAAAAGCCGCATCGGGAAAATCTACCTCATAACGCCCTGCTAGCGCTCCACTTGCGACGATACCACCTGAGACGTAAGTGCCAAGGGTTTTGGATACTGCGGTAACGCTAGTCCAAGTCGATTGATTTTGCCGCCTGTACTCAAGCACTAGCCCGCTAGATGAGTGCGTCACCCCGCTTAGCCCGCCGCCCGTTGTGCTGCTAGTGTCAACGATGAACACCGGGAGCGATCGACTGGTTTTTGCCCTGGTTGTCTTTTGCTTGCTCATCCCGAATATCCTCCATCCATAGACCTAGGCAAAATCAAGCCGCCACCGCCGCCAGCAACCCGATGGTCAAGCTCGAGCAGTTCAATCACGATCGTGAAGTACACCGCAGAGTTAGCTGCTGTCACGTTCGTTGCCGGCCATGCAGTCGTTCGAGTTGCGTTTGTGTCGTAGGTCGCAACCTCAAAATTAGTTCCGACCGAATTGTTGATGTTCGACATTCCAGACGGAGCCAACGAAGAGAGGTTGTTCAAAACGCTGTTGCTTATGCCGTATCCCGCCAGCCATAGGTCTGTGGCATTTTCTTTCAGCGTACCGGCGCCTTGTGCGGCATAGGTGATAGTTGTCGAAGTGGCTGAACCAAGAGACAAAAAAGAAGGCGCAACGATTGAGCTGGAGCCGCCTCTGTACACCAAGGCAGTCACGTTGTCTGCATTCGTCCACCCAGTAGTGCCGACCGTCTCCGACGATGAATCTGCGATGTAATAACCGATCCGCTGCGAGCCAGCACTACTTGAGCGATTGTACAGCCCTAGCACGCCTGCGGGCAGTGTAGGAATAACGCCCGAGCCCTGGTTATACGCAAGATACAAAATCAGATCGCCCTTGGCGTGAGTGCCAAGGGTAACGGTTGTTCCGTTATTGGTAGCCGAGCTAATTCTAGAAATTGCCATTCGCGCACAAGCTCGGCCTTTCGCCCGTTCCGTCCCATTGGTCGACCACTTGGCAAAAAGCGTTGTAGGTGTCCGAGCCCTCTTTTCGGATTGCCTTTCGATCGATTTCGAGCCGCAAAAGGCTGATCGCCGCTTGTATTGCCGTGTCGTTTTCCGCGACTCCAAACCGATCGCACGCCGAAATGTATCTACGCCCTGCCGCTGCTATCGCTTGGCATCTAGGGTCGGGAATCGCCAGCAGTTGAGCATTGAAAACAGGATCGCCGATGGGTAGACCTGAGCCTGCCGCTTGGGTGGCAATCCAGCCAAAACCGATCGATTCGCAAAAGGCGATAAAGCCCGTCACTTCGGTCGGCCCGATGATCTGAGCGATACCAAGCAACGTCCAACGATCGGTATCGACGTAAAGAAACGATTTAGCCTTGGTTGCTGCGATAACGCCGCCGTCGGTCATTTCTTGCCAACCGGAAATCGATTCGATTGCTTTTCGGTAACTCATCTATTCGCCCCCTCTAACTAACTTGACCATTTCAGCCTGTAAAGACTCGATCTTTTCCCCGAGTCTCTGCCTGTCTGACCGGCATTCCTCGTAATCCTTTCGGGAGAGCAGGTATTGGTAGACGTTGGCAGAGGTTAAAGCCCCGGCAATCGCTGTCCCGATGGCGATTATCGAAGTATCGTTGCCTGTCAATTGAGCCAAGAAAATCCAACTCATCTCAACGCCTCCGCTGCTTGCTCTAGGGTCGTGTAGCCTTTGATCGTCGCTTTCTTTTCGCCTGACTCGATTTCAAAGGTCGGCGTGAGCCCGTAGGAATGAACCTCGACGATGCCGACCGCCCAGCCTGCATCGAGGAATCGATTCATTTCACACCGCTTCCACTTCTCGCAAGGGGGGCAATTCTTGCTGACGAAAATCAGAATTTCGCGTTTGGTCTTTTCGTGCTTGTCCGAGGGGCTTGGCTGACGGTCGACCATTTTGTTGGCGTCAGCAATATGGTTCGTCGTGTTCCCGAAATCCGCTTCGGGAACCCTGCTTGATTCCAATGTTTTGCTTGCTTCTCGCATGGTCTCGATCAACGGCGTCGTGTCCAGCAAGTCGCATTGCGTAGGCTCTTTAGCCGGTTCGCTGCATAGCCAAAACAATCCAAACAACAAAGCCACCATAATTACCGGCCCTCCTTTTTCACTCATCCTAGTGGCCTTGCTTCCTTCCAAAGAACCCGATTCGGCCCCGGGGTCAGCAAGTCGCTCATCCCCACAATGGAACTCCATTGATGCCGACATAGCTGATCGATTACCGATGGGGCGATTTCGGTCCAGGAATCGTTGTGCGAGTTGAGCCGCCAGATGTAATTACGGCCCTGTTTGTCTTTTCGCTTCGAGTAGCCTAGCCAAGCGTAAGCATGGCCGCCATCGCGATTGGTAAAGCTAATCGACTCAACAACGCCATTACGCCCGTAATGCGAGTCATTCCAGCTTGTGCCTGGATATACTGCTCCGGCTTTGCTGGCAAGATATTTAAATACGTCATAGTAGGATTCGAGCCAAGCATGGGAGCGAATGCGAAAGCCTTGCACCGCGCTTGCGGTTTTTCGCATCTCATCGGTAATCAGCGTGCGAGCGTTGCGGGGGTATGGCGTCGAGTAAGGCAGATGCTTTGCCTCAAGGTAGCCAATCTCCTTGCTAATCTTCAATCCGCTGCTAATCGTCGAGCCCTTGTCGGTCCCTAGCAAGCCGTCAAGCCGCTGCGCCTCAAGGTAGCTAAATAGCGGGCTGAACTGCCGATCATTGCTGTGCGATCCGGTCATCAAGCCCCAAAGGAATTCGCCGCAATTCGTGTTACCGAACCCTCCGCAAGAGCCCATGCTTCCTTGATTATCATGCCTCACCAGTGGCCTTGGGTCGATCTCTTCGGGGGTCTCAACGTCGCTGAGTGCAAACAGTACCGGGGTCGCCGTGTTGGCGATCTCGTCGCGGTTTTCGATGGTGGGGTCGTAGCCGGAGAATTCAGTCGTCATTGGCGATGGCCTCCAGGTCGTCGAGGCAAAAAGCCCCGAACTCAATAAGCGAAACAAAGGGGCTTATGATGATCGCTATCGGAGTCAGCACGATGTAAATCGCAACATACAGAGCCCTAGCCGCATACCGCCTTGCCCACTTCATTCTGGATCCTCCACGCTTGAGCCATCCGACGCGAAAACAAGGCCTAGCAATCCCGTTGCGACAATGTTTCCTGCATCCATTCGGACGGAAATACGCTCTCTGACGGCGCTTGCAACCGCCCTCTTCATTGGGGGCGGAGGCGATATGGCAAATCGCATATCGTGTTTCGGTGGGGGTCCGTTCGATGCCATTATTCCGGCCCCTCCAAGTTTCGATTGTCCCCCGGGCCTAGCGTGCCATCGGGCAGGATATCGTATTTGATATGGTCGAGCTTTGCCGCGCCCACCGGATTGGATCGCTTGAGCCTCAACGCCACTGGGTCGAAAAAGTAACCCGCCACAAAAGACACTCCCGCGATCGCCGCCAGAAACGCCCCCACGCCGAAGGGACCGGCCCAAAGGACCAACTGAACGAGCTTCCAAGTTACAAATCCTAATTCGTCCATGTTACCACGCACTCGCTATTTCTTTGTTAATTCGTGCTATTTCCGCTTCACGCCCCGCAAACGTCACCGGCAATTTTAACTCATCAATCGCCGTGTACACTCGGTCGAGAGCCTCGCGATTTTTCCCGCCCGCATTGTCGGCAATGAACTTGGTCCATTGCTCTTGATTGGAGATTTCGCCGCTCTCGATCTTCGCTGCCGCATCGAGAAAAGCCTGTTTGTACGCCGCCCTGATTGATGGGATAGCCGAAGAAACAACCGCCTTGAGACTGGGCTTGCTTGGCTCTGGAGTCGGCCCGGGTTGGCCGCGCAGAAGCAGGAACACCGCTCCTGCCGCGATAGCCCAAGGAATCCAATTGTCTTTTTGCTTCGTCATCGTCACTCCAGTTTCGCCCCTGCCAACTCACCGAGCCCCTATTCGCTTGGTAAAGTTCGGGTTGGCTAGGGGTTATTCGTCGTCGTCAAACGGTTCGCCCGCTTCGATCAATGCCGAAGGGCTTTCAACCTTGTTTTGCTGCCACCAAATCCAAAGTTTCAAAGCGATCTGGATGAGCAAAAACAGCGTAGCCGGATCGATGCCTACTGGCATTTCGGGATGAGTCGCAAAGAGAAGCTTTTGCGCGTCTTCATCGCCGTCAACCGCCTGCTTAACTAGCTTGGCAACTTCGGCGTCGGTCTTGGAAGCGATCCAGATTTCCCTAGCCGCTCGGCGTGCTGCGCGTCGGTCTGATAGTTTCAGTCGGCTCACGATGCCACCTCATCGGGCTTTGGCAGGGGTCGGACTGAATCGCCAACGATCCAAGCTCCGATAACCCAAACAAGTTGCTGAATCTGATCTTCGGACAACGGTACGCGATCCTTCAAAACGACGACGGCAATCGTAGCCGCCGCCGCCCAAAATCGCTTGCTCTTGACAAGTTCGCCAATGTTCATGCTGATCTCCTTTATGAACATCTTATCCACCGTCAAGGGGCTTGACAATCACCGGAGGCCCGAATTTCGCTTTTGCCGCTTCCTAGCCGCTGCAACACCATTTTGCCCACAAGCTCGGCCACTTGCGGAACTACGGCGTTTCCGAGTCCTCTAAGTCGGTCCACCCTAGCGGAAATCCCATGAGCCACTCTACCCACGTTGGGTTCAACTGCCCAGTTGCCTGAGAGTCCTCGTCTGAAATCCTCTTGCGTATTGCCACTAATCCGCAAGAGTTCCCGGATTCGTTGTAACCGTTCTTGGCAGGAGATATGCTCGTTGGTGTTGGCCACAACCGAACCCAGTCCGCTAGGTTGATCCCGTAATCGTTGCCGCTTTTGCGAACTATCCTCCCTGCTTTGTTCAGCGTTCCGCTTGTAAGGTTGTCTGGCATTACTGTTTTCGGGGTTGGAATGCACGGCAATGACGAACACCCTGTCCCGGATATGCGGGGCGCCAACGTAGGCAGCCGGTATGCAATGCCATTCAGCATCATACCCGATCTCGGCCAACGTCCCGAGAACTCGATCCAGCCCTCTAGTAAGCAACGCTGCCACGTTCTCCAAGACAACCGCTCTCGGTTGCAATTCTCGAACCAGGCGAATGGCCTCAAAGAACAATCCGCTTCGCTCTCCGTCAAGACCTGCCCCGAGTCCGGCATAGGAAATATCCTGGCAGGGGAAACCACCTGCGATGACATCGACCCAATCAAGGTTTCGGGCTGAACACTCTCGGATATCTCTTTCGCGATAGACTGACGGCCAATGCTTCGCGAGGACTTTTTGGGCATAATCATTTATCTCCACTTGCCACTTGCATTCCATACCGCACCGCTCAAAGCCAAGATCGATACCGCCGATCCCAGCAAACAAACTACCAAACGTGATAGGGTTCATTTCTTGCCCCTCCTGCGCTTCCGAGCCACCGGCTTAGACTTTGGCCGCCTTTTGGTTTTGCGCGTCAGGAACAGCCCAAGATGCTCGTTCATTGCCTCAAAAATCAGTCCGCTCAGGGTCATGTCCATCGCTGCCGCTTGCCTGTCCCATGCCGCCCAAGCTTCCTCGGGCTGGGAAATGTTTTTGCGTTCCATTATTTGCCTGCCTTGTTCCTCAAGTCCTCGATCCAAAACTGCGACGGGTCGAATACGTCGGCCGAGTACACCGCCACGCCTAGAGCCGCCCAATAGTGGGTAGCCACGCCGTAGAGCTTGCCCGGTTGTTTCTTGGTCCCGACCGGCCCGAAGCGATCGATAAGAGCCTGCCGGACGTTGGCATCCTTCGCTCGCATCGAGTTACATAGGTGCATCTTGACCGATCGGCGCGGGACAAGTCGCAAGTGCCAACTGCGATCGTACAATAGCGACGCAAACCAGCCTATGCCCGCCACTGTGCGAAACGTCTCTTGGCCGACTGCCATGCCGAAACACTCGATCCACTCTACCGAAACGTGATCGACGCCCTTGAGCAACGGCCCGACCTCAAGCGATCCAAGCTTAAACGCCGGAATCGATTCGAGCCTTAAAACCTTTTCCGATTGGGCATCCCACCAAACAAACGCACTTTCGACCGGCCCGGGGTCAATGCCTAGATAGATCATTCGCCTGCCTCCTTTCGTCGCTTGCGGTTGGCTCTAATAGCCGCCCGAACAAGTTGATAGCCGCGATCAAGGGCCTTTGTGTAGGTCGTTTGCTTGATGCGATTAAAATAATCATCCGCTTTGCGGCCCCACATAGCACGTCTACCGATTTTTCTTGCTTGCCTGAGTTTCATTCGCCCACCTCCTCGATCCTTTGAACCGTAATCGACCCATCTTTTTCGACCAAGCAAACCTCGCAAAGAACGCCCTCGATTCGCACCTTACGCCCGACGTAAAAAATCGGGTTCGGTTGCCACTCGTAGGTCACTTTGATTTCTTGAGGCTCACCGAAGTTAATCCTCGGGGAAGTAAACTTGATCGTGTCTTGGCTCAATGGCTCAAGCTTCATCACGTCTTGAGGCTCGAACGTAATACACACAGACCTTAGCGTTGGCTTGTCACTCATTCGCCTGCCTCCTTGAACAACCGATAGAACACCCATTTTTCCCCGTGAGACTTGCCCCGCTGAATTGCATCGTGGACTCTCATCCCGATCGTGAAATTGCATAACCGGTATTTGCCGTCCCTGTCGGTCCACTGCAAATCACCCGCTTGAATCGTGTCGGCCCCGTCGAGTGATTGCATCGAGCCTTTAATGTCGATGGTCTCGGCTTGGTCGTAGTGTTCCAGTTCCGCGATCGTGCAATAGCGATGGAATTGGCCGCAATTGGACTCGAATCGATATTGGCGGCTTGGCCCCCTGACGATCGAAAGAACAATTCCTTTCGTCCCGTGCCGCGTATGCCCCGGTAAAACAAATCGTACCGCATCGCCAACCGCCAAAGGCTTGCTTGAACTATCCGGAATTTCCGGACAGTTGGACGGCTCGCCAAACGGATAATCCTTCAGCGACTGTAGCAACTGATCGTTTGCGGTTTTGGTGCAAGCTTCGACAACTGGCGTTTCGCTCACCGAATCATTCGCCGCCCAAATCGCCTTCATGGTCCGCTCGGCTAGTTTCTGGCCTTGGGTTGGCTCTTTGGATGACGGCTCGACGGGTCGGCATTGTTCCCAGGCAACCCAAAACCAGTTATCGTTGCCGCTCGGCGTGACCTTTACCAGGCTCTCGCATGGCTCAATCACCTTGCACTTGACCCAGACTTTATCGCCTGCTTCGTAGTTCACTTGCCCGCCCTCCGTGCTTCGTGGGTCTTGTTTGTCAATTTCGTGATCCATTGCCTAAGCTCCTTGTTTCGTTCCTGTAGATTCTCAACTTGCCTTTTTAGTTTCCCGGCTTCACGTTGAAGCGTTCGGACTGTTGCTCGTAGTGTTGGTTTCTTTTTGACGCTCATCGTCGCACCTGAGCCGCTGCCAAATCCGCTAGCACTTGGTCCCGCGTTGCGTAGTGCTCCGCTTTCGTGATCTTGCCGAGCTTGCATTGCTCGCCGGACTCAAGCACCCTGGCAATGTACGGCCGTAGCGAAACGTGGCTGTAGTTGCTTCTGGGTTCTTCCCGGTCCCGGATCATATCAACGAGTTGCGCCTTGCGAGCGTTGGCGCGATCTTGCAAGACAACCGCTCGAAGGTGCAAGGCAAAATCTCCAAGTTCGTAGTATTGGGGCCTTGGTAGTTCGTCCTTGCTCCATCGATAGACCACAGAGATTGCTTCTTGGGTTGTTATGTCTCGCAGGGTCATTGCCCAAGCGTCGATCGTTCCGAGCACGCTGCTTGTCTCTTTGTTTAGATAGGTGCCAAGGCTCGGAAAATGGATCATGGCGATTCTCGTGAAAAATTCTCGATTCTCAGATACTTCCATTTTTCATTTCCTCGATGAGCTTGAGGGTCTTTTCTGCGTTGGTTAGCTTCCTGCCGCCTTGAGCCCCTGTCGCTGGCCCGCTGCCGGGCTTTAGCAAGCCTTGCCCGCCGTCATCGTGGCAAATGTTCTTCGCCCCGATGCGGATTGAAAACTCGATGTCTTTTAGGGCCTTGGCCTCTCCCCTTCGGAGCAAGTCCATAATCACCGCGTCGGCTTGGGCTTCCGGCATCCATTGCCCGTCTTTGGCGAATCGGAAGTCCAGCCATCGTACCCAATCCTTTTTGAGCCATTCTGGCAGGGTATCTATATTTGAATACTCTTCTCTTCTCTTCTCTTCTCTGGTCCCCTGTTCCGTCCCGGTTTTGTCCCCCTTTTTGTCCCCCTTCTCAG